AAACCCGCATCTTATCTCTAATTAGTATTATAATAACGCATGTGCTTTTGCTATATTGCGGGGGTAATAATCAAAGCGGAATCAATATGAATAATGTAAAAAAACGGCGGCTAGAGCTAGGCCTAACACAAAGCCAGCTATGTGAGCAGGCGGGAATGTATTGCAGCTCACATGTATCGAACATAGAGCTTAATAAAGTTATGCCCGGTGTTCTTGTAGCTATACGAATAGCGCGAGCACTGGAGACAAGCGTTGAAGAGCTTTTTGGATCGGATTTAGGAGGTGAGGATAAATGAAAGAGTTAGATTTTACAAAAATAAACAGGCTAAACGTAATGAAGCGTGACTTGAGCAAGCAGTTATCGAAATTAAACGCAGATATAGCTATTGAGATGAGAATACTTGCAGAGCAATCGCTGGGGCTTAAGGTTGGAGACAGGGTTATTAATGAAAAGGGTGACATAAGGATTCTTTCAAGCCTCGCTCCAACATTGGCAGATATTCGTGCTGGAAGCATGGGCTGGAACATCAGGGGGTTTAAGATCAAAAAGGATGGCTCACCACACAAGACAAGCTCGTTTATGTTTAGCGATAGCTGGAGAAAGCTCAATACCGGGGGTGAAGAATGAAAACATTCACAACGTTCAACCACAACGGCGCCAATTACCAGTGCTACGCTGAATACAAACGCGGACTTTGGCGCAATATGCACATTCACAGTATTTTCGTTGGGAGTAGCGGCGTTGGTCATAGCTATGTAAAGCCCTCTGACGCGCTTTTAAATGAGGCTAGGCGTCAATTAGGCGCAGAGCTTGTTAAGCGCCAGGAGGTGGCATAGTGGCTCTCTCGGCGGACTACATTAACGATGCGGCTAGATTGCCATGCAACGGCTGCTCAAACAGGCCGGAATGCCTTAGGCGTGAGTCCACTTGCATTGCTTACAACAAATATATCGAGGGTAGAAAGTGGTCGACTGCTCACAGAATACCCAACAAAAACATAAACATGGATCTATTCGATGTGCACTCAATTACGTTGTGTTAAATCAGGAAATGAGCGGGCTTTCTCTGAGCAGGCGCTTTATCCAGTTGTAATGCGGATCATAAAGGGCGAGGAGGAAACAGCGGAAATACTCGACGATCTGGGACACATGCTGGATGTGATCAGGGTTGATAAGCGGATTTATTTTGATTCCATGTCTAAGTCGACGTTTATTGTCGTGCCAAACCAATCGGGTTTTAATATATGAAACGTACGGCTGCAGTAATTATAGAGGGTTTGCGCGGACTACTGATCACGCTGCTTGTGATAGTCGGAGTTTTAGGTATTTTTGCGCTTATGTTGCGCGGGACTATTTATTAATCAAGAACGCGTAAATTCCATTTAAACACCTCGGGTGCAGGGGCGCTAATAACAGTGCCTCTGTTTACCATCTCCTGCAATTCCAGCTTTTCAGCTAATACCCAGTCATAACCGTTGTGCCGCTTTCTATCGCTGGTAATAGGGTTAAACACTGTCAAAGGATTGCGTCTAGTTACTGAGTAGCCACCCGCTATATATCTGTCAATCTCGGCTCTAATACCCTCCTGCATTCTCAGATTCATATAGCCACGCTCCATAAATCACATGCAAGTATTCCATTTGATACACCGCAGCGGCCTTGAAGCCAGCAGATGTAATAGCCCATCGCTATTAGTAATGCGACTTTTATCAGCTTAAATGATCGCTTAGCCTTCTTTTCAGTATCCATATATTACTCCAAAAAAAAGCCCCCACTAGGAGGGCGAAGAGACACCAAGGCAGGTGTTATCCGGTATTAATCTCTAATTCTTGCTGTTCTTCTGTCGCTTCACCCTCGCGGTCATCCATCGGCTCTATGCCAAGTTTTGTGTATGCCGCCGTAAGGTCTGGCTCTACCTGTGTTCGTAAGTCGTCCAGCACAGCGCCTACATCAGCTTTCAATAGCGACTGCTTAACGAACGTGTTGATAATATGCATCGAGATTTTACCCGCTGCTACTGAGTCCTGCAGGTCAGCTTTACGCTTGATCTTCTCCTGAATTTTCGCTGTAGCGTCCGCAATCGTTTGGTTATGCTCTTCGATATCAGATTCGAGGCGGTTAAATTCATTTGCCTGGTTGGTTAGCAGCTCTTCTAAACGGGTTATCTGAGCCATTAATTCTTGATGATCCATAATATTTTCCTAAACGTAGTAAGTTTCCGCTTTTTTGCATGGCGGCGGGTAGTCAATGTGGATAGTCTGTGCACAACCTGTGCATAACAGGGTGATAAATAATAGGAGTCTCACTTTTTGGCCTTTCTGCTTTGTAGGTAAGCGCTCAAGCCTATTGCTAGACTCGAGGCCGCGGTTTTACCGTTAGATGCGTTTAGCCTGTCCTGATGCTCGCGCTCAAGAACGCCCATATAAGCTTTTAGCAATAGAAAAAACGGGGCCAAAAGAGCGACAACCATCGTCCAGTTGCCAGACACCTCCCTAATCACCAAGGCATCTGCGTTCAATAGCGCATCAACCCATGCCGCGGTAATGCCCACCGTTACCAGTGCAACAACAATAAACGACCATTTAGCAATAAAGGCTCGAGTCTCTTGATAGTTCTCATTAGCGCTCGAGTTAGCCGTATTCATGGCTGCCCCGCGCTGCTTGATAACCTCGGCCTCGAGCGCGTATTCAGCCTCGAGCAATTCTGGATTATGCTGCGTTAACGCCGCGGATAGATCGTTACCTGTGCAGGTATCACCAAGTTTCTTATTGTCGGGCAAGTATGCGTTTACCGCGGCGATAATAGGAGCGGCTGGAGGGTATGCAATGGATAGCACCGCAGGCCCGAATACTTTTAGAATATCTTTAAGCTTCATTTAAAAACTCCCGTTCTCATTATTGCCGCGTTTCTATTAGCGCGCCCCGGTGTTTGCTTTGCGTACTTCGAGTCTAGAAGCTCATCAGCAGCTTTGCTGTAGTCTTTGTCTTCTACCGCAGCAATCATACCTTTGAAGCCTTTTAAGCCGCCTACGCCCATCTGATAGGCCATGTCGAATATTACTATACGGCGCACAAAGTCTAGGCGCCGCAACCATTTGAATTCGCTGTTTAAATCGACGTTAAGTTTATTCAATATCATTCTGAGCCAGAGGTCAGCCACCTCTACAGGCATTTCTATCGCTTCGAGGTTAAACCCATATCCGGTAGTGAGTTTGTTTTGGGTACATGCGTACAGAGTCCCGCAAAAGCCCTCCTCCCGTTTAATCTTCTCAGTAATATCAATCACTATTTAGCTCCTGGCATCTTGTGAATATTGTCAGGATTAACAACGGCGAACGTGTCACCCTCGATAAATATCTGAAACCCCGCTTTCTTCTGCTGGCTCACTAACGACGGGCCTCTGTCTATTAGTTTGGCCAGCAGAATCTGAGTCAAATCGTATTCTTCAATAAATGTCTTTATATCCATGTAAATAATTTTATAGGTATTACTTGTTTAATGCAATTAAACATCTTATAGTTCAATCACACTAAACGTTAAGGGCGGTAAATACTAAATGAACAACGAAATTACATTAAACGGCGACGGCGACGGCTACGGCTACGGCGGCTAACATGTGGCATACATCGAAACACAAACGCAAAGGATATAGGCATGAATAACGCAGCTAAACCGACTAAGCGCTTTGATATACTGCTGATCATTTCAATGTTGTCAGCGTGCTACATAATCGCGGGAATGGTGCAGCCATGAACACGCTATTGGTAGACCTTCACACGTTAAGCCCCGTCGAGCTAAGAGCGTTTCTTAATCGGTGGCGCAAGATATTACCCGGCGGCTTTGTATTGGCGGTCGTCGCGTGAATGAACTCTCACTCGAAGAAATAAAAAAGAACGAAGCAAAAATAAATAAATGCTATGAAGAGGCCAAAGTCTTACACCCTGAAGTTATAGAGCGGGCAAAAAAGGTTTTAGCATTCACTGAAGAGATAGGGCAAGGCAAATTAAATGAACGTATATCAGAAAATCAACGCTGTAATGAAAGAAGTGCAGTATATCCAGAAGGACGCGAAAATACAGGGTTACAAGGCGGTGACGCACGACCAACTGGTTAGTGTTGCGCGTGGGTCAATCGTTAATCACGGCCTAGCTTTGGTTGTATCGCAAAAATCAAGCGAGTTTGATGAGCGCGAAGAAGGGTCAAAAATGCGAATGTATCGAGGCTGGTACACTGTAAGCTTAGTTAATATTGAAGATGCAAGCGATAAGGTTAGTGTTGATATTGAGGCTCACGCTTTGGACAACGGCGACAAGGCACCAGGCAAGTGCGCGACCTATGCCACTAAGACCGCTATCATAAAACTATTGTGGTTAGAGTCTGGCGAGAATGACGAAAGCCGGGCCGAGGCGCGCAACACTATCGACGCAACGCAAGAGACTGAACTTGCCGAGCTAATCGGCGGCGATTCTAAAACGTGGCACGCAATCACTAAAGCGTATGCGATTAGCCACCTAAATCAAATCAAGCTTTCCAAGTTCGACGAAGTAAAAGCGCGAATTGTGAAGTTTAAGGCGGCTAATAATGCAAATAATTAGAGATATTGAGCAAGGCTCCGAGGAGTGGCTGGCGCTTCGCTTTGGCTGGATCACCGCGAGCAAATTCAAAGACGTTATAGCCGGTGGTGCGGGCAAGACTCGCAAAAGCTACATGATGCAATTAGCTGCCGAGGTTGTTACAGGTGAGCGTGTAGAAACCTACTCTAATGAATATATGGAATGGGGGACACAAACAGAACCCCAAGCAAGGGCCACGTATGAGCTTGAGAGCGCTGTAGAAGTCGAGGAGGTGTCTTTTATTAGGCACGACACGCTAAAGGCTGGCTGCTCTCCTGACGGGCTTGTAGGCGATAGCGGAATGGTTGAGTTTAAATGTCCCAAAACCACAACGCAGATCGAAACGGTATTAAGCGGCAAAATGCCAACGGGCCACGCGGCACAAGTTCAGGGCCAGCTATGGGTAGCTGAGCGCGAATGGTGCGACTTTGTTTCTTTTGATCCACGCATAAATGGTAGTGCCCATTATTTTTGCGTTAGGCAATATCGGGATGAGGACAAAATAAAACAAATAGCTGAAGGCGTGGCTAAATTTCAAGATGAACTATTGGACATGGTGGAGAAGTTAAAATGAACGGCAAGGAAATATCAATAACAGAAAGCGAAACAATAACCGAGGGGCGAGCTATTGCTGCGTTTACAGCCAAGGACGGGCTGGATGACATCGTTCAGCAGGTGGCTATGCATATTCGCGGGTACGAGCACGACCTAACTACTGGCGCGGGAAGAAAGCGCACAGCCTCGCTTTCTGCAAAGGTGTCTAAAACAAAAACCGCGCTTGACGCTCTTGGTAAGTCACTGACCGACGAAATGAAACAGCAGTGCAAGGTTGTAGATAACAGCCGAAAAGCCATGCGCGACGAGCTGGACAAGCTGCGCGACGAAGCCCGCAAACCGCTTACTGACTGGGAAGCCGAAGAGGCCGAAAAAATAGAGCAGGAAGCAATAAAGGCGGAAGCTAACCGGTTGGCGGAACAAAAAGAAAGCGATCACGAGATAGGCTTACTTCTGAATGAAAAATTCGATAGGGATGCTGAAGAGGTCAAAGCCGAAGCTGCGCGACTAGCGAAAGCCGAGGCTGACCGGATAGAGGTAGAGCGGATCGAATACGAGGCAGAGCTTAAGCGTCGGGCGGTAGAGCAGGCAGAGAAAGATAAGGATGCGGCCATTAAGCGCGAGCAGATAGCCAAGCAGGCGCAAATAGATGCAGAAACGGCGAGGGTAGCGGCCGAGTCTAGGGCTGTCGAAGCCGAGAAGCAGGCGCAAATAGATGCAGAAAATGCCGCAGAAAACGCAAGGTTAGCCGAAGTTGCGCGCCAAGACGCAGAGGCAGCACGCATAGCGGATGATCAGGCCAGGCGAGAAGCAAATAAGCGCCACGTTGGAAATGTCCGACGAAAGATAAAGGAGCATGTAATGGCCGCCAGCGGAATCGACGAAGCGACAGCAAAAAAAGTTGTTTTATGCCTTCATTCGATTGACGAAATAACAGTTAACTACTAAGGGTAAATGATGTCTAAGGGCGTAAATAAAGTAATAATTCTGGGTAATGTCGGCCAAGATCCAGAAACAAAATTCACCGCAAGCGGAACGGCTATTGCAAACTTAAGCGTTGCAACCTCTGAAAGCTGGAAGGACAAGCAAACAGGCCAGCAGGTAGACAAAACAGAATGGCATCGCGTTGTAGCGTTTAACCGGCTCGCTGAAATTATCGGCGAGTATGTCAAAAAAGGCTCCAAGGTTTACATTGAAGGCAAGCTAACCACGCGCAAGTGGCAGGATCAGGGCGGCGCGGATCGTTACACCACTGAAATTGTGGCTAGCGAAATGCAAATGCTTGATAGTCGCGGCGATAATTCTGGAGCGCAACCACCGGCAAGACAGCCCCAGCCCAAAGAG